GATCTCTCTGCTGTAGTATCTCATCTATTATCTTTGAGAAACTTGCCAAAGAAAATATTCCAACTCATTACATTGATATGGTTGGTGCTAATAAGATGATCTGTAAGAAGGTAGACATCGTTCCATTAGAAGTTATTTGTAGGAATCGTGCTGCCGGATCTATTGTTCGTGAGACAACTTTGAAAGAAGGAACACCACTACCACAACCGATTGTTGAGTTCTTTCTGAAAGATGATAGCAAGCACGACCCTCTACTCACCAGAGATCGTGTGCGTTTGATGGGATATAATCCAGAACCTTTTGTTGAGATGACACTACGGATCAATGATTACCTTCGCCAGATGTTCTACATCATGGGTATTGATTTGGTTGACTTTAAGATTGAGTATGGTTATGATGCTCATGGTGATTTGTATCTTGCCGATGAGATCAGTCCTGATAGTATGAGGCTCTGGAAGATTGGTAGTGATGAACGATTTGATAAGGATCTATTCAGGAAAGATGAAGGTGATATCGTTCCTGCCTATCGTGAGATCCTTGACCGACTACAACCACTTGCTATTCAATGACCGAACCGTCACAGCACTCCTTGACTAGGGGTGCTTTTTTTACTATAATGATTCTATAACCAATCAACATTATGATTTTTCGTTCTACTGTTGAAAAACTCAAGACAGTTCGTGAAAAAAATACATATTTTTTCTCCAACAAACTCTCTGAAGAGGAGATGCAGTCTCATATTGATAAGTTAATCTCTCTTGTCTTGGATTTGAAAGAAGATATGATTGAGCACGGTTGCACTAAAGATGTTCTCAATCGTTTCCTGTGTAAAGAAGATGCTCTGAAGGCAGTTCTTGGTGTTACTGCGGTATCTTTTGAGATGCTGCAAAGAATTGTCACGATCATTAGACGCGAAGAGTTTGAAGAATTTGCTACTGTCTTTTACAAAGACAAGTGGAACAATTCCAATATCAAGACTGAGTGGAATGCTAAGAAAATTGAGAAGATGATTCTCAAGAATAAATACTTCAGAAAAGCAATTGTGAATGTATTTTTTGAAGGTAATCAAACTATACTAGGTAAAATGATTCCTAAGTATAATTCTTCCAAGATGTCTTATGATGTGATTAGAAATGTCACTACTCTTTCTGAGCAGACTATTGATACTCTGATTCGTTATAAAGAGAGGGGTAGTTATGCTGGTAGAAAAAGTAATAATGTAGAGACAGTCTTGCAAACTATTCTAAATGCTCATATTACATATGATAGTGGATGTGACCTCCCTTTACTTGCTGAGAATGAACAAACTCTTAAGAGAACTATGGATTTTATGATCCCTAGTAAAGAGAATCCTCGTTTGATTATTGAGTCTTCTTTCAACACCACTACCAGTTCCGGTAATGGAGACAAAGCGAAGACAGAGAATGGAGTGCACTCCCTCCACAAAAAACACTATCCCAATGCTATCTTTATTGGTTTTGTTGATGGAGTGGGATGGCATAGCAGAACTAAAGATGCTGAACGTATGTGTGAAGGATTTGATGATGTTTTTACATTTCATAATGATGAACTAAATCGATTTAAAAATTTACTTAAAGAACTATTTCCCAAAAACTTTGCAAATGATTGATATCTACCTGAATAAAATTACTGTTGGAGATTGTTTGAATCTTCTTAGAAAGATTCCAGACGAATCTGTTGATATGACCTTTGCAGATCCTCCCTTTAATCTTAAGAAAAACTATAAAAACTATCATGATTCTTTAGAGGTTGAAGAGTACCTGAAGTGGTGTGACGAATGGATCACAGAGATGGTCCGAATCACTAAACCAACCGGGTCTATTTTTATTCACAACATTCCCAAGTGGCTTACATACTATTGTCAGATTCTTAATCAGAAAGCACAGTTTAAGCATTGGATTTCTTGGTATGCTCCCACTGCTCCTATGGGTAAAAGTTTGCAACCAGCACACTATGGCACTCTGTTCTATGTAAAGGACATAAAGAAGGCAAAGATCTATCCCATTCGTATGCCTCATGAGAGAGAAAGAAAATCGACCTATCTTAAGAAAGATTATGGTGGTAAGAAGGATCAGATTCATCCTTTCGGACCTCTTGTTCCTGATGTGTGGAATGACATCCATAGGGTTAAACATGGTAAATACAGAGATGACCACCCCTGTCAGTTACCAGTGCCTCTCATAGAACGTTTAGTTCTTATGACCACAGATGAAGGTGATGTTGTTCTAGATCCTTTCATGGGATCTGGTACAACAGCAGTAGCGTCCAAGAAACTTGGTAGGAATTACATTGGGTTTGATCTTAGCGAACACTATAAAAAGATTGGTGAAAATAATCTGAGTCAAGTAGAATCTGATTCTAAAGTAGGTAATTCTTGGGTGAGTTATCATTTGGGTGAGGTAAGAACAATCAGAAATAAAGATTGGGAAGATCTTAAAGATCATTTTAATATCCCTATCAATATGAAAGAAATTGATTTTACTAAAGTTGCACTTAAGTCGGACATCAAAAAATATAGACAAAAAAGAATATCAACTAACCACCTCCCAAACCGTTAATGAAGCACCACATCCCTGATGAGATTAGAAAGAATGGATTTGCCTGCTTTACTAGTTTGAATGAAGCAGAACGTGCTGTTGTTATGTTTGGTGAGGATGAGTATCGTAAATCATTAGATCTTGATAATGATGATGCTGAATGTTGGAAGATCCCGAGTGGAGAATCAACATCTTTTGTTGGTTGGAATCCTATCTGTATCCCAACAATGGATTACATAGTATGGAAACTAGACCGTCGTGAAAAAATTGCCAGAGGTGAAGTCATTGGATAAATTATCTAAAGAAGAGATGAGATCTAAGATCAAAGAGTTCTCTGCACTTCTCAAAAGTCAAAGAGAACACTGGGACAAGGAAGATAAGATTGGATTTACATATTCTTGTGATCTAATCTCACAATCATTGATTACTTTATACATTCGTTTAGGAAGAGACTGATGGACTACAAGACTTCTGGTGTTGATATTATTAAAGGTCGATCTTTTGTAGAGTATCTAAAGGTACTAGCACCTAAGATTGGTGGTTTCAGTGGAATGATGGAAGTCCCATCAGGATATGAGAAACCTGTTCTAGTATCTGGTGCTGATGGTGTCGGAACTAAAATTAATATTTGTGAGATTGCTGATGATTACACCACTATTGGTCAGGATCTCGTTGCTATGTGTGTTAATGACGTTATATGTTCTGGTGCTAAACCATTATATTTTCTAGACTATATCTCTACCAAATCACTTGATGCTCATGTGAGTGATATTGTGTATGGAGTCAACACTGGTTGTGTGATGGCTGGTATGGAACTCATAGGTGGAGAAACTGCAGAGCATTTTAGAGCAACTGACTATGACCTTGCTGGTTTCTGTACTGGTATTGTAGAGAAGAATCAGATTGTTGATGGTAGTAACATCAGAGCAGGTGATGTAGTTATTGGTATTGAGAGCAGTGGATTCCATAGTAATGGATATACTCTTATCAATGATATGTTGTCTAGAGATTTTATTTCATATAAGTACATGCCTGAGTTGCTGAGACCGACCACCATCTATTCCCGTCTAATCCAGCACCTGTTGGACGAAGTTCCGATTCTTGGTATGGCGCACATTACGGGTGGAGGACTGCCTGAGAACCTTCCTAGGTGCCTTCCAAAGGGTCTGACTGTTGACGTGGACTATGGAGCATGGGATGTCCCAGATATGTTTGAGATTATTCAACTTGCTGGTAACATTTCTGATGATGAGATGCGGAACGTATTTAATATGGGTATTGGATTCTGTTTAGTTGTACCGGCAGAAGTAGCAGAAAATACAAAATGTCTTATTGCTGATACTCCATTTGGTATGAGGTCTTGGATTATTGGAAATGTCCGAGAACAATAACATATTTTTGATATGTTTGATACAAAAGTGTATCATAGTGATACACTAATTTCTAAATAATTTTGTAATCAATTAGGAGGCATCAATGAACTTCACGACCACTGCTCTAGCAGCTGGAACTCTAATGACTATTTTTATTGGAGTTCCCATTACTGCATTTGTTTCTTAGCATATGGAAATCTTAGCAACTCTCGCCATTTTTGGTGCAGTAATGAGTGGAGCATTTGCATTCACCCCTAAAAAATAAATACTAAATAAAACTGAATATCGTCGCCGCAGAGGGGCAACTGGCCAAATCCAGTTGACGCCCCTCTTTTTTCTTGGTAGAATATGTATAGGAAATTTTGAATTATGGCAATTAAATTACTACTCCTAAAATCTGGAGAAGACATGATCGCTGATATCAGCGAAATGGCATATGGAGAAGATGATTCTCGCAGAGTTGTGGGGTACTATCTAAATCGCCCCTGCATTATTAAAATGCGTAATCCAAACACTCTTGAAGATATGAGTGAGGGTAGATCACGTAAAGCTGGGTATGAAGTATCACTATTCCCTTGGATGCCTCTCTCTGCAGAGGATACTATTCCTATTCCATCCGATTGGGTTGTGACTATGGTCGAACCCACTGTTAAACTAAAAGAAATGTATGTTGAGGACATTGTAAATTATGGAAAAGACAATCAAAGCGATTCTACTGGAGAACAATCAGATTCTGATCAGCCAGATTGATGAAGTTGCTGCATCTGTTCCTGGAGAACCAGATTGCAAACTGACCAAACCTTTTGTTGTGGTGGAAGGCGGCATGTTAGAATCATGGATGATGGATGTCACAAGAGTTGATGAATTTATGATTAGTTCTGATAAAATTTTAACTCTTGTAGATCCAACTCCAACACTAATTGAAAAATATGAGGACTTGACCAAGTAATGCGTTTCTATACTAATGTTCAATTGATTGGTAATCAATTCCTCGTTCGTGGAGTTGAGAATGGTAAAAGATATGAGCACAGGGATGAGTTTTTCCCTACTCTATTTGTGAAGAGCAAGAAAGATACTAAGTATAGAACATTAAGTGGAGAGACTGTAGAAGAAATTCGTCCTGGTAGTGTTCGCGATTGCCGCGAGTTCTACAAGAAATATGATGAGGTAGAAGGATTTGGTATCTATGGAAACGATAGATACATCTACCAATATATCTCTGAGAAATATCCTCAGGATGAAATCAAGTTTGATATCAGTAAGATAAAACTAATTACAATTGATATTGAGACTGCATCTGAAAGGGGATTCCCTGATGTGGAATCTTGTGTTGAGGAAATTCTTGCTATTACAATTCAGGACTATAACACTAAAAAGATTACTACATGGGGAGTAAAACCTTTCTTCAATAAACAGGAGAATGTTACTTACTATCATTGCCCTACAGAACAAGAGTTGTTAAGTCACTTTATTAATTACTGGATGATTGATGTACCAGATGTGATTACTGGTTGGAACATTCAGTTTTATGATATTCCATATATCTGTAAACGACTCAATCGTGTGTTGGGTGAGAAGTTGATGAAGAGATTCTCACCATGGGGACTTGTGACTGAGAATGAAGTTACTATTAAGGGTAGAACTCAAACCACATTTGATGTTGGTGGAGTGACGCAACTTGATTATCTTGATCTGTATAAGAAGTTTACTTATAAGGCACAAGAATCATATCGCCTGGATTATATTGCTGAAGTAGAACTCGGCCAGAAGAAATTAGATCACTCTGAGTTTGATACCTTCAAAGACTTCTATACTAAAGGGTGGCAAAAGTATATTGAGTATAATATTGTTGACGTAGAACTTGTTGACCGACTGGAAGACAAGATGAAACTGATTGAACTTGCCTTGACTATGGCATATGATGCTAAGGTTAATTATGCAGATGTGTTCTATCAGGTTCGTATGTGGGATACGATAATTTATAACTATTTGAAGAAGAGGAATATTGTTATTCCTCCCAAGAACAAGTCTCAAAAAAACGAAAAGTACGCAGGTGCTTATGTTAAGGAACCGATTCCGGGAAAGTATGATTGGGTTGTGTCTTTTGACCTTAACAGTCTATACCCTCATCTCATTATGCAGTACAACATCTCCCCAGAAACCTTACTGGAAGAACGACATCCCACGGCTACGGTTGACCGAATCCTTGATGAAGAAATAAACTTTGAGTTGTATAAAGATAATGCGGTGTGTGCTAATGGTGCGATGTTCCGTAAAGATGTTCGTGGATTCTTACCAGAACTCATGGAGAAGATGTATGGAGATCGTGTAATCTTTAAGAAGAGAATGCTTCAAGCAAAGCAAGAATATGAGAAGACACCCACTAAGGCACTGGAGAAAGAGATTGCCCGGTGCAATAATATCCAGATGGCTAAGAAGATCTCACTCAACTCTGCTTATGGTGCTATCGGTAATCAGTATTTTAGGTACTATAAACTGGCCAATGCGGAGGCGATTACGCTTTCTGGTCAAGTCTCTATCCGTTGGATTGAGAGTAAGATGAACCAGTATCTAAATAAACTGTTGTCTACAACCGACGAGGACTACGTAATTGCGTCTGACACAGATTCAATTTATCTTAACCTTGGACCTCTTGTTGATAAATTTTTTGCTGCTAAGTCTGGCGACAAGGTTGCGATTGTGGGATTACTTGATAAGATCTGCGAAGACAAGTTCGAACCGTACATCGATAAGTGCTATTCGGATCTGGCATCGTATGTTTCGGCATACGACCAAAAGATGCAAATGAAACGTGAGAACATTGCTGACCGTGGTATCTGGACTGCGAAGAAGCGATATATTCTCAATGTGTGGGATAGTGAAGGTGTTCGATATGATGAAGCCAAACTTAAGATGATGGGCATTGAAGCAGTCAAATCATCAACTCCTGCACCTTGTAGGAAGATGATTAAGGATGCTCTTAAGTTGATGATGAATGGGACTGAGGATGAGGTGATTGACTTTATTGATAAGTGTCGTGAAGACTTTAAAAAACTTCCTCCAGAACAGATCTCATTCCCTCGATCGGTTTCTGATGTTGTAAAGTATAGATCTTCATCTGACATTTACTCTAAAGGAACTCCTATTCATTGTCGGGGAGCATTGTTGTTTAATCACTACATTAAACAACATAAACTTGATAATAAGTATTCTCTTATCCAAAATGGAGAAAAGATTAAATTTTGTTATCTAAAGAAACCAAACATTATTCATGAGAATATCATCTCATTTATTCAAGACTTCCCAACAGAACTTGGTCTTGACAAGTATATCGACTATGACTTACAATTTGAAAAGTCCTTTCTTGAACCTCTAAAAGCAATCCTTGATGCGATTGGTTGGAATGTTGAAAAAACTGTAAACCTGGAATTATTTTTCTCCTAATGGAACTGCCTATTAACGACAAAGAACTTGCAACTATTGTAAGTGCATTGAGACTTGGTGGAGATGCTGCTCTCTATCAAAAGATTGATACGATTAAAAAGATTAGGGAAAAGCACCCCAAAACATACAAAAAAGTAGCACGCGAAGAATTTGGATTTGTTATTTAATGGATTTTTTAAAAGAAATAGTAAAAGAGATTGGAGATGACTTTACCCAACTCGCATCAGACATCGACGACACAGAAACTTACGTGGACACAGGTTCGTACATTTTTAACGGACTCGTATCAGGTAGTATATTTGGTGGTTGTTCTGGGAATAAGATTACTGCCATTGCTGGGGAGTCTTCTACTGGCAAGACTTTCTTTAGTCTCGCTGTGGTTAA